GCAGCATACCCAGCAGCACCAGAAGCACGCACAACCATCACGTTAGGGCCACTGTTGATGCTGGCTTCAATAGTCACAGCAACGTTACCACCGCTGGGGCCAGAAGCAGAAATCTGAAGGACAATTGGCTTACCTGTGCTATTGGTATATGTTGTAGCATTAGCGCGTGCAACAGACTGCCATGTCTGCCCATTACCGATAGTATTAGCAGCGTTCGTAGCAGTTCCTGTAAAAGTAGCAGCGCCTGTTCCTTGGTCAACAGACACAACAGCGCCACCAGTTACGGAGTAAAGACCCCAAGATGTAGCATTGTTATACAAGTAAGCATCATTCTTACCCGTAAAACGAACAATCATCTGTCCTTCACCGGCTGTCTGCTGAGTAGCAAACTGACCACCACTAGCAGCCGAAGCAGTAGCAGCATTGATGTTCCAGCTACCTGTTGCTCCTGTCCCATCCTTCTTAGGGGCATCATTAGCGATCTGGTCAATCACATATGCTGTAGTGGCAATCTGCGTAGAATCAGTGCCAACAGCAGGAGTAGGCGCTGCGGGAGTACCAATAAGAGTAGGACTGTTCAGGTCAGCCTTGGTAGCCACAGCAGTAGCAATGTTATTGAATTCAGTATCAATCTCAGTGCCCTTAACAATCTTGGAAGGATTGCCCGTGGGCAGAGAATCTTTACTGGCAAAGTTAGTAGACTTAACGTAGTCTGTCATGCTAGTTTCCCGTTCTTAGCTTGAATTTCGAGCTTCTGAATGCTCAGAGCAGCTCCATTGATAGTTGTCTCATAGCCCGTCTGAATAACCTTACCAGACCCAGTAGGATAAGCAACCAATGTCTGTAATGCAATACCGTTAGAGTATTCAGCAATGCCATACTCACCAACACCGTAATAGCTAGTCCCTTGATTAGGGATCAATACGTTCTGAGAGTAGAAGTTACTGTTGAAGTCATAACCCCACTTGATAGTCACATACTGATTAGAACCACCAATAACAACCACTGATAGTTTCTTCAGAATAGACGTAACAGACGGAGCGCCTAAGTCAGTATGGTTTGTAAAGTATTGAAAAGTGTATGTTGATGTATTGTCAAGATACCCAGAATACTTACCGATATAGCCTGCCTTGCCTAACAGAACTTCCTTGTTAACGCTATCATAGCAGAAGGATTTAGGCTCGATGCTGTCCCATGTAGTAACTCTAGCGGCACCATCTTGAAGCATAGCCTTCATGTCAAAGCAATAAACCTCTTTAACAGTAGGCAATGTCAACAGATAGAAAGAATCAATAGGACTGTAGATAGCTTTGATGCCGCTAGCAACTTCACTAGCAACAGCAGACATCAGATCATCCCTAACGTTCTTGCTCAAGTCACGGAAAGGAGCAGACTTCTCTTGAATTGTCCTCATGACACTACGAACACCAGTGTCAGACAAGAAGATAATATCAGAGCCTGTGTTAGAGACACTATCACGTGCAATGCAGCCGATACCAGTAATGCTATCTGTCAAGCTCATAGCAGAAGGATCATCAGCCTTAGAATAGACCAAGATATTGTTCCTGCCAAAGATGAACAGGAAGTTATTATGTGCGGCTAAGGCTACAACGTTATCTGCACCATTAGGCCAATACTGACTAATATCAAGATAACCAGAAGTCCCACCAGACCAGATATGCCCAGAGAGTAAGTCAGAGAAGTAAACAGTGTCTTTATTACTTGCACTATTAGCAGCCCATAACCGACCAAAGGCAGAGATAGCGGTATTGCCTGCTAAGATATTGCCAGTGTAGCCAACCTTCTCCGACACTCGACGATACTGAGTAGTGCTCACAGCAGGGTCAAACACTAACGGATCATGTCCACTTTGGAACAGATACATACAGCCATTAAGAGTAGCTGCTTGCCAGTTGCTGTCAGTGATCGTAGGAGCAGTCCCGCCACCACCGTAGGTAAGCTCAGACAACACACCAGAGACTAACTTGAACAGCTTGTTATTACCTGCTGCAACAGTGTATTGGAGTCCAGATTCAGTAAGCAACTGAGCTACCATCTTAACATCAGCAGTGCCTAAAGCGCCTAATGTTGAATGCTTAGGAGTCCAGCCTTTACGAGCACCGATACGGCCATACTTGTCAATCACACAGTTGTTAGCCACTAAAGCAAAGCCAGAGGCTAAGTCAAGAGAGCTGTCTTGTGTGTTGAGGCCGTAAAAGCCTGGGGCTGTAATGCTGAAAGTTTGTAATTGTTGTGCCATCTTAGACAGCCTCCCAAGAACCACCCTCTACGAATCGAGATGCTTCAATAGCGATATAGTCAGCCAGACTGCCACGATACAGAGCATAGGCTTCAGAGCTATTCAGGCCACCATCCTCACCACGCTCCACCAACGCACGAGCATAGGCGCCAGCAACGACAGGATCATAAGGAACTTTGATAGTGTCAGTATCGTTCACCAGAGTGCCTGAAGGAACATATAGATCAAAGCTCAGAGTATAGACACCATCGGGAACAGGGAATACTTCAACTTTAGAGTCTCCATTGGCATCAATGCCTTTGAAGCAGTAATAGCCAGGAGAGCCTTGCTGTGGAGAAGCAGTAGCTGTCTGATAGTGCTCCATCAAAGAGACAGGAATGTTATTCAATTCATTGAGTTTGGTAACATTACGAGCACCATCGACACGGAAGCGGTTACTAGAGCCTGTAATGGTATACAAGGAAGTCCCAGCAACAGTGCTGACAGTGGATGTGTTTGTCAATGCAGACCAGTTGTAAGCATCTTCTACTTGTCGCTTAGAATCATTAACCAACTTACCAATCAGCTTGGATAATGTATTTGCTTGGACAGTAGTGACTTCTGGCTCACGTAAGCGAACCAAGACATCATTAACAAGTTCAAGATAAGTCGGCAGAGCCATCTTAGATTCCTTCTTTCTTAATCAACTCAAATGTGCAGATAGTACTAAAAGAGCTTCCTGCTTCGCTCCGCATCTTAACAGTGTCACCCTCATCCATGACTGTATAAGCTCCACCATCGAGCTTTACATAGTCTTTAGAATTTACTGTTGTCTGATTCAAAACATAAATATCAGTAGCTGTACTAGCATCAGACCAATAGACAGTGCAATACTTAGTAGAACCTGTACCATTCATCAGATACATCAGGTTCCACTTAGCGTAATAGCCAACAGGAACAGTATACACAGTAGTCAGTGTATCTGCAACGAGGTTTAATCCAATAGATACAGGTCTAGTCATGATGATTACTTCTTCTTAGGCTTCTTAGCCATACCAGCTTCGCTCAAGGCAATAGCAATGGCTTGCTTCTTGCTAGACACTGTAGGGCCACCTTTGCCACTGTGCAGAGTCCCTTCTTTCCACTCACCCATGACCTTCTTAACCTTGGCAGCTTTACCAGCCTTACTCGTCGGCTTCTTCATCTTTAATCTCCTTCTTAGAGCTAGTCTTACGAGAGGGCTTCTCTTCCTCTTCAATGACTTCGATATATTCAGGGTGCTTACGCATAGCAGCAATATCGTGCTCCATCGTAAACTCATAAACCTCATTAGAGGCGATACACTTAAATTTAGCCATATCTATTATTCTCCCGAGTAGATAAGCAGAAGCCCCCTCAGAGGACTGAAGGGGCAACTGTTTAGTTACTCACTAAATTAGGTCACATTAGGCCGGAACAGCCAGAGCAACAGCAGCGCCATCACGCAGCTCGCCCACACCGTACAGCACATCAGCCGTGAACAGGGTACCGAGGTATTCCTGCTTGTACTGAGTCTGGGTACGGACACCCATTTGCTCCACCAGCACAGCGAAGTCCTTGTGACCCATCAGGCAGATACGGGTAGCAGTCGAGCCGCTGGTCGTATCAGCATTGGTGGTCACGAACACCGGAATGCCATAGACATTGCCGATTTCGCCGTTACGGATGGTGTTGCCACCGCCTTGCTCGCCAACGAAGGCTTGCTCGGTGAAGCGGGCGATACCCATCATCGTGTTGCGGGTGCTCGGGGGAACCAGCAGGAAGCGGCCATCCATCGGCACATCCTGATCGTCCAGACGCTGAATGCTACGACGAATAGCAGCATCCGTCAGAGCGCCCACGCCAGTGTTAGCACCAGCAACGTAAGCGGTCGTGCCATCAGCGCCCGAGAAAGCACCGTTGTAGGCGTTCGTGCCGTTACCGCCTTGCACGCTACGGCCCAGTTGCACCAGCGAGGTGTCAACTTGACGACCCAGAGCGTAACCGGCATCGTCCGTGTAGAACTGACGCAGGCTCGACAGGGCTTGGGCTTCCACGATGTCCTCGATCAGGCGGCTGTATTCCCAATGCTGGTTGATGGTGATAGCGATGTCACCCTCAGTAGCAGCGATCAGGTTCACCTGAGTGTTGGCGGCCTTGGCCGAAGCGCTACCACGAGTGGGCGAAGGAATGTGAACGGTGTCACCCTTCTTGCCCTTGAAGTTCATCTTCTTGATGAGGTTAGCGGCAACAAGGTTCTTCTTGTAAGCAGCAACAATCTCATCGCTCCAAATCTCGGGGATGAACGTTGCAGCGGTGGTCACAGTGACCTGATTAGTACCTAAAGGCATTTTATACTCCTATAAATTGAAAAAGATTATTTCACACGATTCTCCGCATATGCAGCCATAATTTCAGGTTGTAAGGCTTCATAGCGAGAAGGATCAGTCATTTTAAGACGGATTAAATCCGCACGACGATATACTTTCTTAGAACTCTCACCAGAACCACCGACATCCACAGCAGCGGCCTTAAGAGCTTGTGCTTGCTGTTTCTTACCAGTTTCTTGGACTTCAGTTGAACGAGTATTGGATTTCACCTGCTTAAGC